TTGCGTTGATGCTCCATTTTCTGATCTTGCGAGATCCCACACTATTTGTGCTTTTGTTCCCTGCCTTGCAATTACTTGTGGTGTCTGTAACAAGCTCTGAGCTTGTACAAATCTTGTATCAATTGAATGATAAGCTAAGTTTAATAAAAATCTGATCCAATTCCTTAACTTTTCCATTTCCATTGATCCTGAATGAGATCTAAACTCAATAGTATATTTTGTGCTACCTCCATAGTTGTTAGGTGCAAGTGATAATAAATTGATAGCTGAATATTTTCCACTGCTCCTGCCTGTGCTTATAGCTCTTATTAAGCTATTTATATCGGGTCTAGTGTTTTGGATAGCTTGGGCGGTGTTATTTGGATATTCAGCAAAATAACAATCTCTACGTTTTGGTGTTAACATTGTTGAAAATAAAGCTATATCTTTAACAATTCTATAGCTTATATCTCTAGCAATTTCTAATGGTAGTGGATCACCAAAGTATTGGTTAATCTTTTTAGCTGATCTATATCTAATATTATTATGAGTATTGCTGTAGGCTATGCTTTCATTCGTAAAAGTTTGTTCATTAACAATTGTTCGGTCTATAGGGCGCATTCCAATATGAACGTGAACGCTACACTTTATTGAATTTGATACGCAATTATACCTGCTAGTTGCGCATTCAAATACTTTTTTAATATGATCCCATGCTCTATTGCTATCAGCATAAATTGGAAGCTCCAGCTCTCCTCCATCTCTTAAGCTACCGTCACTCTTAGCAAATACTCCGTCAACGTGATTGTGAATATCTACACTTGAATAATTCGGTCTTACAAATTCGGGTTCTAAACCAAAGGTTAAAAAGTAAGGTCTATTTGTATTGTTTAAAATAGTCATTTGTTTCTCCATAATTAAAATGTCTAATTAAGATAACACTTATAGTAATGATTACAATATTTATTTTTTGTATATATAGTATATAACTAATTTAATTACTTATAAGTCCTTGTTTTTATTGACTTTTTTATTTTTTAAAAAAAATTGAAAAATTTTTTATTAGAAAGGGGAGGCTCAGAATTGGGATTCTCAGAAATGCCGTCAGAAAGTTTCCCGATCAGCAGCTTTCCCGATCAGAAGCCTTCCGATAAGCGAACAATTGTTCGATGTTTACCTGTAAAAAAACCCAGACTAAGCTGGGCTTTTCTGCTGCGAAGCGAACAATTACCTCCATCTACTGCCGCCACGCCTGGTATAAATAACTTTGCCAGTATCTTTTTCGTAATCATACGCTTCCAGTACGGCATTTACTAATTGTTCGGTATTGAGCTGGAAGTCCTGGTATCCCCGCTTTATGGTATCGAAATAACTTTTGTTCGGTACTGCTTGCCCGCCATAATTCATTATGTATACCATTCCCTGATTCAATCCTATCTTAGTTAAGTCAAAGTATTCTTTTCGGTATAGATTAGGAAAACCCTCATACTTATCTAATGCTTTCTCACACTTATCCGTGATTCTCCATACTCCAATAGGTACTGAGTCATTCGCTGACTTGACGATAGTCGCCACATTGTTGAAGGCTAACTTATAACCTTTCAGATTAATACTGCATAGAGGTGTCGCAAGCGGACACCTCATAGCCATGTTTTTTTTGTTTAGGTTTGCACCATATGCTAAGTACAACATTTTACCACCTTATCTTATAAAATTTATTTGTTTCGTTATGTAATACAGTTGCATAATCCTTATGAATCATCATGTCTACTAGCTCATATCCATATGAAACAAGTATCTTTTTTAAGTTATCTAAAGTATTATCAAGTTCATTCTTTTCATTTACTTGCTCCATAGTTAACTTAAAGTTATCGCTATGAAAGTCAGCAAGTACATTAGATAATTTTATGTATTCTAGTATTTTCATTTGTTTCTCCATTGGCTTGTTTAATTACTATATATATAGCAACCATTGCTACAGTTGTCAAGTAGTAAAAGCATAAAAACCTACAGCGACATTATATACACCAGTCGTTATCTAATTTCCTGCTTTGCTGCCAAAAGATACCGAACAATTGTTCGCCCTGTAGACGAAAAAAAAACCCAGCAAACTGCTGGGCTTTTTCGGAGAAATTTTTTAATGCTGATTACGAGTTAAATCTGCAACATTAATCTTTGTAGTAACAATGTGGCTTAATGCTATAGACTCCATAGCATCCCAAACATCACGGAAGGCAATCATAAATTTTGTTTGTTCTATGCTTGGCTCAAAATCAAGATCTTGATAATGATTTATCGCAATGTCATCTGCACTGTAGTACCGACCATTCTCATGCTTTGGCATATTGTTATGCTCACTCCATTCATTCCAAATAATAGAAAGAGCGTTTAAGTTATCTTGTGTAGTCATATTCATTCTCCATTGGCTTGTTTAAGTTATGATATATATATAGCAATCATTACAATACTTGTCAACAATAAAATAAACTTTTTTTTATTTTTTTTTGCAGCAGGTACAGCAGCACAGGAGAGAACAATTGTTCGTATGCTGCTGTGTTGGAAGGGAGGAGGGGGGATCGTTTTTGCTGGAAGCAAAAAAAAACGAGAGCCGAAGCTCCCGTTTCCCGATCCCGATCCCGAACAATTTATGTTTGTTTTAAGTAAAGGTTCGCATTGAATGGATTAACTTTAACTTGATTATACTGATTATGGTTAAGTATTTTTAAGTTAACCAATCTACATATTATATCTGTTGTAATATAATCATTAGCATAACTATGCCATTTATCTGGATACTTTAGAAAAAACTTTATTGCTGCGTTTGTTTTATTTGATCCTATTAAAATTTTAGCACCTGTATCGTTATAATGTTTGAATGTTAGCATTTGTTTCTCCTTTGTTTGTCTTTTGTAAAGTAAATAAAACATTTTCTAATCTTTTCTCTAAAACTTTTCTGCAATCAATTAATTCGTCATCTGTTAATTGTTGCAAACTACAATGTGTTTCTTCTATGGCATCATAAATCGCATCATCTAAAGTTTTAATTTGCATTTTGTTTCTCCTTTGTTTGTTTCATTAAACATAGCAATGATTACTACACCTGTCAACAAATAAATTAATTTTTTTTTACCTGGTACATATTTTTTTTATTAGAACAATTGTTCGGTATATAGCCTGGAAGGAACAGGGGGAAGGGAGGGAACAATTGTTCGGTACGCATGCGAAAAAATCGGGGGAAGAACCCCCGATCCGATCCCCGAACAATTTACAAAAGAAGCAGTAAAACTGTTGCGGTAAATAATGTGAATGCTATTACATTTAAGAAGATTGTGTAAAATAACATTATTTGTTTCCTCTCATAGCATCATTATAACCAATAACGAAGCCCAGCATTTCTTCTTTAGAGTTAAAGCGTTTTAAATCCATACAATACTGATTATAACCAACATTAATGGAATACTTATTAAAACATATTCCGTCTTTTTGTATTCTATCAATGTCAATATAAGGATAACCATTAGCAATTATATAGTCAGCAAACATTTTGCATTGATTAGCATAATAATACTTATTGTTACCTCTAAGAGTAAAATTTATATTTTTTGTATTCTCCTTGAAGTCCTTATCTGCTCTTTTTCTTGCCTGTTCTGCTATATCTTCCATTTTTCCATTGTCTTTAATTATCATTTTGTTTCTCCTTCTTCTATACCATCATTTAATTTTCTATCCCATTTTGATTCTGGTTGCTCTGAATCATATAACTCAATTAACTTGTTTAAAGAATAATGGTCAGGATCGAATTCATTTTCCAATGCCCATTCATGCAATCCTTGTACGTCTATATTAAATGCTTCCATTTTGTTTCTCCATTGGTTTTGTTTAATTAATACTAATATATGTAATGATTACTACCTTGTCAACAAATAAATTAAAAAAAATATATCATATGACATAATAAAATTTATTCGCTGCCTATTATGCTGTTGCAGCCACCAGTGAGATAGAACAATTGTTCGGGTTTGCAGCAGGTGTTCCTGGACAAGTTTGCCTGGAGGCTGCCCTGTAAAAACCGAACAATTGTTCAGGCGCAGGTCTGGCAGCCAGGCAAAACCCCGATCCTTCCAGGCAGCAGGGCTTCTTTTTCCGAACAATTGTTCAATTGCAGCCAGGCGTGCAACCAGGAGAAGCCCGATCCCGCTGCTGTACCAGGAGAACCTTCCGCTGCTTGGAACAATTGTTCGCTCCGATCCAGGCGCAGCCCGATACGAAGCCCGATACTGACCCCGATTGAAAGGGATTGGCTGCCTGAAACGAACAATTTCCCCGATTATACCCCGATAATAAGCCCGATAGTACCCCGATCCCTATGCGTATAGGAATTGTTCGGGTGATCCTAAGAGTACCCCCTGCAAGTAAATATGCTAGTTTTTGGGTTTTGCGCTACTTTGTTCTATCAAGTCTGGGTCTTTATGGGTGGTTATGGCTGTTTTCATGCGTTTCTGTGCTATGTCTTGAAATTCCTGTAGTTTTGCCAGTATTTCCTCTCTTGTCATACTGTCTGTGCGTTCATGTAGCACATGAGCTTTGTTTACCAGTAGCCCTGTCGCCTTCAATCGCAGTTCTTCAGCCCGAATAGCCTCCCCAAACTTCCCCGATTCCCACGCTTCGTTACGAATCTTCAATAGATCCCGAACAGATTTATCAATTGTTACCCCGAAGCGGCTACGGGCTTCCTCACGCATTTCCTGATAGCGTTCCTGCACGACTGGATTACGCAACAACCTAACGGCATCGACTCCAGGATTTGCATACCCCGCTGATCTCGCTGCCGATGTCTGCGTCATATCCTTGTGCATGAAGTTGTTAAGAAAATCTTGCTGCTTGTCAGTCAGTCTTTTCCATCCCGCTAATCTTTGTTCTTTCGTTAAATTCTGTGCTACCTTTGGCATCGTATTTTATCTCCATTTCGTTACCAGTTAATAGGGTTAGGTGGGCGGGTTACTTACCGCCCCCTAAACCCCCCTTTAGGGGGGAAGTTCGGTAAGTTGGTAAGTAGCTTTAAAATCAATGACTTACGACCTAAAACTAACTTACCGTGACAAGAAGTAACCTCCGTAAGTTGCTTCAAAAAGCCGAACAATTTCAATGACTTACTACTTACCGACATTTTTACTTACCGAGTAAGTTGGTAAGTGGTAAGTAAATCACTCATAAAGCACCACAATTTTAGGATCATTTGTGGGTTTATAGAACGTACCATTTAGGGTGCAAACATAGCCTAAATATCGCATCATTTGATCGTAATTTCTATAGCATTCAGGACATGAATATATATCATACGAACAATTCATGTGATGCAGAACAGAGT